ATGTTATGGACAAGCTTTTGTCGATTTTGCAGGCAACGTGTTTGTGCTTAGCGGTTTCTATGAGAAGGAAATGACAGTTTCTGAGCTTGCACACTTGATTAAGCAGCACAGAGCACGTTTCTCGTCTTTGTCTGTTTATCCACCGGAATGGCAATCTGTGTTAGCTGACCCTTCTGTATTCAAGAGGGCAACAGCGAACTCCAAAAAGATTGGAACAACAGTAGCCAAGATGTTTGCAGAGAATGGTGTTGATATGGCACCAGCAAACAATGCGATTATGCCCGGCATCATGCAGGTGCAAAGTTATCTTGCAGTGGACATGAGCCATCGTCACCCTCTACGCGACGTTGCTGGCAGCCCAAGACTGTTCTTTAGTGATGAGTTGGACTTTATAGACAAAGAGTTTGTGGACTACATATGGAAGCGAAACACTAGCGGGGAGTTTGAAGACCAACCACGCGATGCAAAAGACCACGCAATGGACATGATTAAGTATATGCTATCGCGTCAGGTTAAAGTTGCACCAATGGTTGCAAAGTCTTATCCAATTCCCAGCAGAGTGATGCAGTTCCACGAACACGAAATTGGCAATAATCAGAACATGAGGAGCCACCGGTATGGCACGTAGGCCGTCAAAGCTTGACCGCATCCTAGAAGAAGATGGTGTTGTCGAGGCTGATGAAACTGCACCGTCGAATGAGCCTGTTTACCGCATTGTTGGTGACAGCAAAATCCCTGTTGCGCGGTCAATGGGTTCGCTTTGGCAGTCGCGTCGTGACCAAGGTATTCGTGCGCGCAGCAACGATGTTGCTTGTTGGGATGAAGCAATCAAATATTATGAGCACGACCAAAGCAGCTATCGTGTCAGCCGTCACAACTCTTCTGGCAATACTGCGTTCAGTGGACGCTTGAATGAGGAATGGACTGAGACGGAAAACGTGGTGTTTAGCAACGCAAGCATCATGGTTCCGCTTCTGTATCCACGCAATCCGCACATCAAGATTGTATCGGAAACAGAAGTCAATGAGCCGCTTGCTCGTGCCGTAGAGCGTCTTGTCAACCGTCTTGTGCAGATGAGTGATGCTCCCGGTATCAATCTCAAGCCAAAGCTTCGCCGCACTATTCTGACTGCTTTGCTCACCAACAATGCTTATGTAAAGATTGGTTGGACAGAGAAAACAGAAAGCTCTCAGGCAGCGATGGAGCAAGTTTCTAGGCTTGCAGAGCGTCTCGCCAATGCCAAGAAGATGTCCGAAATCCGAGAGATTGAAGGACAGATTATGGCTATGGAAGAGCGCATCAACTTGCTTAGTGATGCTGGCCCATATCTCAAGACGTGTTTGCCACAGCAACTTGTTGTTGACCCAACAAGCGTCGAGCCAGACCACAGCGATGCAAACTGGATGATGGAGTGGGACTATCTGCCAACTTCATACATCAATGCCGTTTACACCACAGAAGACGGCAAGACGGTGTATGAGCCTACACATATTCTAGAAGGCAACAAGAGCACTGGCGTTGAAGATGAAGTCAACAACTTTACTCTTATTGGCGATGATGCAGACAACAAACCCGAGGTGTATGGGTATCGCACTCCAGCACAGTTGAAAGCTGCTGAATACTGCAAAGTTTGGTGGGTATGGGACAAGACTACTCGCCGTGTTTACATGTTCCATGACAACAATTGGAAGTGGCCCATTTGGGTGTGGGATGACCCGCTGCGTCTGCCGCGCTTCTTTCCTTATTTCAAGTTGTGGTTTCACGAAAGCCCTGCAAAGGCCAATGGTAAAGGTGAAGTCACCTATTATCTTGACCAACAGGACGCAATCAACGAAATCAACGATGAAGTGCGCCGTGCTCGCCGTTGGTCGCGTCGCAATGTATTCTTCAACAAGAATGTCATCAGTCAAGATGACGTTGAACAGGTTCTTAAAGGGCCTGATGGAACTGCGCGTGGTGTTGATATTGAAGAAGGCATGAAGCTTGATGATGCTATCATGTCAATTGTTCCACCAGCATTGCGGTTCCCTGAACTGTTCAATACAGAAAGCAAGTTTACAGCAATCAATCGCATCACTGGCATCAACGATGCAATGCGTGGAGCACAGTTCAAGACCAACACCACCAACAAAGCTATTGAGTTCTACAACTCGAATGTTGAGGTTCGTGTCGATGAACGCAAAGACTTGATTGAAGAGTTTGTTGCTGCTGTCTGCTGGAACATTGCAATTCTTTGTCTCATGCGTTGGGATAGAGAGAATGTAGAGAGCATTGTTGGGCCAGAGTTGTCACAGGCTTGGCAACAGATGCCAAATCCAAAAGACTTCATGTATATGTTCCAGCCTCAAATCGAAGCTGGCAGCACTGAAAAGCCCAACAGCAAGGGACAGAAAGAGGTTGCACTTGAGTTGGCACAAATCCTTGGCCAATTCGCAAGTGCATCGCCGGCTGTTGTCATGATTGCACTCAAAGTTCTTGAACGTTCGTTCCCAGAGAGCGCAATGAACGACGAAGAAAGAGCGTTCTTGAGGCAAACAATTATGATGGCATTGCAGCAAGCTGGAGCAGGCCCACAAGGCGCACAGCCTGCACAAGAGCAAGGTGCAGAGGGACAAGCACCGCCAGAAGATGAAGCAGCGTTGCGTGAACAACTCGCACAAGAGATTGCTTCTCTACCGCCTGAGGCACAGCAGGAACTTGAACAACTAGTGCGGCAGGGTGTGCCACCTGCTGAAGCATTGCAACAAGTAACAGGACAGAACAATGGCTGATATTCTCGATGACGAAAACAACGCTTCTGACAACAAGCCGGGAGCGAAGACTGATGACGTTCTTGAGGCTGTAATCAAAGAACAGCTTGGAGAGGAACAGGCAAAAGATGAAAGCACGTCCAACACTGATACTGAGGGTCAAACCGAAGATGGACAGGCCACCGGTGAGGACAAGACTGCTAAACAAGCTGGCGACGGCACTACAACTGACGGAAGTGCGAAACCAGAACAAAAGCCGCAAGAACAGAAGTCTGGTAATCCCAAAGACCTAATTCTACCTGATGGCACTGTCATTCGCGGTGGCATGGAACGCCGTTTGTATGAACAGAAGGAATTGTTCCGCCAGCAAGTAGCCAACAAGGACAATACAATCAATCAGCTTCGCAGCAGCAATGAAGCGTTGCGTCGTGACTTGCAGGCGTTCCGCGAGGCCAGCAGCTTTGTCCAAGGGCTTCCTGTTGAAGAGGTAGCACAAGCTACGCAACTTGCCCGCGCTCTCAAGGAAAACCCCGGCGGCACCCTCAAATTGCTCTTGACTGAGGCGGCAAAAGCGGGTATTCAGGTTGAAGGGGCCATCAATGGTGTTGAGGTTCGAGCAGCAGTTGACGCAATTAGACAGGAGCTTGGCCCTGTCGCACAGCAGCAGCAACAGCAGCAAGACATTCTCGCCATTGAACAGGAAGTAACACAGTTTTACGCTGCGTTCCCCGATGCCCGGCTGCATGATAGCCTGTTGGCTGAAATGCTTAGCCGTGACGATACGCTCACGTTGGGTGATGCGTATTACCAATTGAGAAATGCGTTTATTGAGCGCGGTCTTGATTGGAATATCCCACTGTCAGAACAGCTCGACAGTGCGACTAACTCCCCTAACCAGCAGCAGCAGCAACCCGCTGTTGCACCAAAAGCACCGATGACAAATGGTCGCTCAATGGTGCAAGCTCCGGTTAGTGAACCAAATCGCACCGCAGTTGCACCCGCCGATGCTTCAACAGCAGATATTGTGCGGGAAGCAATGAGAGACGCTGGACTTAACGTTTAACAGTGGAGATGACACATGTCGGTTCTTGCAACCGTCCTCAATTCAATGCTGAAAAGGTCTCGGAAGAAGCTGATTATGGCTTCCATCCGCTCCAATGCGTTCATGGCATGGGCATTTAGCTCTGGCCGTGTCGAAACGGAAGATGGTGGATACCAAATCAACAATCCGCTGATTGTTGGACGCAACCCGAACGTCGCTGCTTA